CACCCGGGACGCTTCCAACAAGGTGTTCCGCCTCGCCTACCCCAACCCCGTCTCCGCAAGCCTCCGCCTGACCTACGGCACCACTATCCGCTCCGCCACCGGCTTCACCCTGCTCGATTCCGCCAGCGGCTACGTGCAGCTCACGAACGCCCCGGACTCCGGCGCCACCCAGCCGTTCTTCTTCGACTACTTCTACCAGTGGTTCACCGATGCCGACCTGCAGAAGATGCTGGACGGTGCCACGGAGGACCTTGGCGGCGTGGCCGGCACAGACCTCGAGGCCGGGCTCTACTCCGCGCAGGTGCAGTTCGCCCTGGCCCGCTTCTGGAAGCGCCGGGCATCTACCTACGCCCACCTTTACGCCACGACCGGCGGCAACGCCAGCGCCAGCCCCGAGTCCGTAACCGCGCAGTTCCTTTCGCTGGCTAAGGCCGCCACGAACGAAGGTGTCCGGCTCATGACGGCCTTCTACACCCGGCACGGAAAGCGCAATGCCCCGGCCTCGGGCACCATCACCCACAAGATCAGTCCGTACACCCCTCGGAGGTAATATGGGACTGTTCAAGCTCCGGCTCGAAGTCAACCCGCAGAACTTTGAAAAACTGGACGAGATAAAGGCCCGGCTCAACGACTTCTCCGTGCCCTTCGTCAACATCATCAGCGAGTGGGCGCAGGGCAACATAAAGCGGAAGTTCGCCCGCGGCCTCGGGGCCGAAAGGACCGGCGTAGACCAGGCCCCGGCCCGCTGGGAGCCGGTAAGCGCGGCCTACTATAAGCAGAAGCACGGCCCCATCGTCCGGGGCACCCGGCAGCTCTTTCCGGACTGGCTGATGGTCAAAACCGGGGCCCTGATGAACGCGCTGGGCCGCCGCGGTGGATTCGTGGAGTACGTGGACGCGCACAGGGCGGTATTCGGCACCCCGATGGATGAGGAATCAGCGGCCGCCGCCGCGGGCAACCGGGAGAAGCGGCCGACCATCTTCCTGGACAGGACCGACCGCAACATGGTCCGCCGGGAACTGCAGAGATACCTCACGCTGGGCGAGAACTACAAAGACGTGATGTGGGCTATGGCCGGCCGCAAAGCCTACATCATGAAGCAGATAAAAGAGATGGACATCGCCTTTGCGGGCACGATAGGTTAAAATGAATACGAAGATACAGACCACCCTCATCTCGCTCGGCGCAAGCTCCGGGCTTGATAACGTCATAGACGGCCTGACGGAGCTGCTTCTGGGCCTGTGCAAGACCTACGTGCCCGGCCTGCCGAACCGCTACAAGGGCCTGCGGCTGATCACGGCCGAGGACGTGAACGTGCCCTGCGTCATGCTCCAGTTCGACAACGTGGCCCCGAGCATGATCACCACGGCCAAGTACCAGAAGCTCTACCTCTTCGACTTCTGGTACGCTGTAGGCGGCTCCACGGTGGACGACGCCATCGTCCAGGCCACGGACGTGGCCGAAATCTTCATGAAGCTGTTCAGCAACAACGCCCTCAACGACCGCGGCACGGCCGGGGCCACCAACAAGTTCAAGACCAACGGCAGCGAGTGGGTGGACAGCGAAATGTCCCGGGTAGAGTGCGCCGTTCCTATTTTGCTGGGAAAGCCCAACGCCCCCAAGTACGTCTCGCTGGGGAACTTCCAACTGCGGTTACAGACGGTAAAACGAGTCTAACAGGAGAATCACCATGTTCACAGGCATATTCGGAGAAGCAGGTCTCGCTAAAGAATCGCTCGCCGGCACCTTCGTGGAACCCACGAAGTTCGTCCGCTTTATCCCGCCTTTCCAGTTCAGCCGGGACATCGACCTCATCATCAGCCAGGGCGTGAGGGGCGTGGCCGATGCGGTCACCAAGGTGGCACAGGGCGCCGCCGCGCTTAAGTCCGGAAAGATAAACCTCGAGGTCGAGCCCGAGGGCGGCATAGGCCAGCACCTGATGGCGGCCTTCGGCACCGACACCGCCACCGAAACCGCCAACTTCACGGTGACGCTCAACTCCAACGACACCATCGACTTCACGGAGGACGGCGGCCTCGAGGTGTCGGCCACCCTGACCCCCGGCACCTATCCTATGGGCGCCAGCTCGGCCGTAGCGGGCTCCCTGTGCAAGCTGGTAAAAGACCAGATGGAGGCCGCCGGCGGGGCGCCGACCTACACGGTGACCTACTCCTACACCACCAAGAAAATGACGATCACCAAGAACTCGGGCGTGTTCGTTATCAAGTGGGCTACCGGCACCAACACCGCCAAGTCGGCAAAGACTCTGCTGGGCTTCACCAACGCCGACACGGCCTCTGCGATAGCGGCGACCTCCGACAGCACGACCGGCAACTTCATCATGAGCCACGCCTTCACCCGCGTGGCCTCTGCTGCGCTGCCTACCTACTCGTGGTGGCAGAAGAACGGCATCAACTACCCGCAGTTCGCCGGGTGCATGCTCAACTCCCTCGAGTTTGACATCAAGGCCAAGGAGTTCGTGGTCGCCTCGGCCGACTGGGCCGGGCTCAAGTACGAGGCGGGCGGCACGACCAAATCGGCCTCCTACTCGCCCAAGCAGCCGTTCAAGTTCAGCCAGGCGGTCCTCACCGTGGGCGGCTCGGCGAACGTGGACTACGAGGAGCTCAAGATAAAGTTCGACAACATGGTGGACCTGCTCCACGTCATAGGCAACGGCATCGACGCCAGCAAGAACTACTCCAAGGGCTTCAAGGTGAGCCTGTCGGCCAGCCTCATCGTAGAGGACTCCACCGAGTGGGACAAGTTCATAGCGGGCTCGTCCTCGTCCTTTGCCGTCGCCATCACCGGCTCCGAGATAGCCGGCGGCGCCGTGCCGTTCAGCCTGGCCTTCGACATCCCGGAGATCTACTACCAGGCCGCGCCCATCCCGATAGGCAAGGACCTTATCAAGATAGCCTTCACGGCCGCGGGCCAGCTCAACGTATCCGCAGGCTACACCGGCAAGGTCACGCTGATCAACAACGAAGCGGATTATTAATAGGGAGGCGACATGGAAATCAAGAGAGCAAACGCAAAGCCGCTGGAGTTCAAGTACGAGGACGCGACCTTCTTCGTGAAGCCGTCGGCCACCGAAGAGGACCGCATGTTCGTGTCCTTGAGCGGAGTGTCGGACGGCGACAAGGTGCGCTTCTCCCGGGAGGAATACTGCCGGTCCATCATACAGTGCATGGTGACCGGCTGGAAGGGCGTGAAGGAAGGCGGCCATGAGCTGCCTTACTCGTTCGACCTGCTGGCCGACTTCCCCCGGGTCGCCAACAAGAACGTCTACCTTGAGCTCGGGGCGTTCATCCTCGGGCACACGGATATCGCCAAGGAATCCGGGAGTTCCTTAAAAAAAGATTAGCGGCAGCCGTTGAGTGGATGGTTCGGGGGAACAGCTTCGACTGCCGCAGGCATGACTGTACCAGGAAGCCGGGAAAAGACTGCCCCCATTGCGGAATGCCGGACGTGAGGAAAGATGTCAGCTTCATCCTCGATCTATACGCCCGGTGCCGGTCGAACAACGCGCTTCCCTACGCCGGCGGGATACTGAATCAGCCGGCTTGGATAATGGACCTCTTCGAGGTCATAGACAACGTCAAGGCCTCCTACCGGAAGGAAAAGGGCGAGGCCGAGAGAGTCCAGGCGGAACTTGAGGCACAAGCACATGGACGACCCTAATCTCGATATATCCATAAACGCCGATTCGTCGGGCGCCGTGGCGGCGTTCGACGGCCTCAATAATTCCGTCGGCAACTTCGGCGAGAAGATGGGGGAAATGGGCAAGACGTTCAACAAGCCGTTGAGCCACCTCGGCCTGCAGGTGTTCTCCAAGGAACTGCTCAAGGGCGTGGGCCTGGCCGGGGAAGCCCGCCCCATCGTCAACATGCTGACCACGGCCGTAGAGAAGCTCGGCGGGGCGTTCACGTTTGCCACCGGCCCTATCGGCATGGCTGTGGCCGGGCTTACTGCCGCGGGTGCCATCATCTACAAGGTAGTCCAGTCCCAGAAGAAGCACACCGCCAGCCTTGACGATACCATAGCCTCGCAGGAAAAGGGCCTGTCCGCCACGGAGGAGCTGGGCTCGTCCCTCGACCGCTACAAGGAACTGGTCAAGACCACGTCGCCCGAACTGGACGCGCTCGTGGTCGCCACCGAGAATTACACCACGGCCCAGAAGAAGCTGCTGGCCCTCGACCTGCAGAAGCAGCTCGGGGAACTTAAGATACAGCTTGATGCCGTGCGCGAAACCCACCGCAAGGACATAGAGTCTACTGCCGCCTCGGCCGCCACGATGGACCGCTGGTCCTCCGGCACGAAGGACGCCACCGAGGCCACCAAGAAATACAACCAGGAACTGCTCAAGCAGGAAGAGGACACCGCGCGCTTGAAGTTCCGCATTGCCGAACTCGACGACACGCTTAATCGCTATGCCAAGACCGGCGAACTCGTGTCCTCCAAGGATTTCTACAAGAAGCAGGCTGACGAAGCGGAGAAGTCCGCCAAAGAGCAGGAAGATGCCCAGAAGAAGATAAGCGACGCGCTGCGCCGCGAGGACGAGTACCGCCGCCGCCTGTACCGGGAGAGCCTGGCCTACACGAAGCAGGTGGTGGACAGCAAGTACAACATCGAGATAGCGGCCATGCACGGCACCGGGGCGCAGGCCGCGGTATTCGCCAAGATAGTGGACGACGCCTACGGCACCGCTTACCTCAACATGGCAAAGGGCGCGGGCGACGCGTTCGCCTCGATGGCCGTGGACGGCACGGATTTCAGCGAGAGCATGGACCAGGTGTTTAAGGGCGTGGTTAAGAGCTTTATCTCCATGATCATCGAGATGGAGATCCGCTGGGCGGCCTCCAAGTTCCTATCCGCTGTCGGGCTGGGCGTGGTGCCTTCCGCCGCGATGCCGGTAACGGCCCACGCGACCGGAGTGGATAAGGTATATTCAAGCCCCACCCTGATAATGGTAGGCGACGGCGGCGAGGACGAGCGGGTGCAGGTAACGCCCCGCAGCCAGTCGCAGATAGCGGCCGCGGGCAATAACTCCCCGGCCGGGAACATATCGGTCACGGTCGTCAACAACATCGGCAACGGAGACCGCCTCAACGCTTCGAAGCTGGCTGACGAGATAGGCAAGCAGGTAATCGCCCGCATTCGCGGGCAGGGCGACCTCGGTTTTGTTCGGGGATAAATCATGGCATGGACAAACTTTAAACTGGGACGGCCGGGCAGCGAGTACGAGTTCAGCGTAATCGACAACCCGCAGGCGCTCTCCATCAAGGAGAGCAACGTTCGCGTACTGCAGACGAACATCGAGGGCGACCTTAAGAAGTCCACGGTGAAGCTCTACGTGCCCAGCATCCGCATGAACTCGAACTACCTGCCGTTTGCCGAGCGCAACAAGATGGCCTCCCTGATGAACATCACGGATTCTTTCCTGTCGTTCATGAGCCGCACGGACTACGAGGTAATCAACGAGAAGGCGCTTCCGGTGGACGTGAACACGGTCTACATCGCCAACTCCAGCATCCTCCAGCTTGAGAAGGCCCTCCTGGCCGCCGCGGCTTCGGGCCACATCACGATAACCGGCGTGTTCGACAACATGGCCGGGACAGGCACCAACTACTACACCAGCGGCAGTTTTGACGGCACCACGGGCCTTATAACGCTCGGTACGCCGCTGGCCCTGGCGACCACGCCGGTTTATATCACCTACACCTACAAGGGATGGCTGGTGGAGATCGAGGACCTCAACGACGCAATATCGGGAGGCCGCGTCGACCTGTTCTCCTACGACATCTCCTTAAGGGGGGCGTAATGCTCCCGGTATCCGCCGCCTTTACCGCGCAGGAAGCCTCGGACGCCAACAAGCCGAGGCTTCAAGCGTTCCTGTTTTTCGGCAACTACGCCCTCCTGCAGACGGCGGCCTCCAGCGGCGCCATCTCCACCGACTACCCGGCCGCCGGGGCCGTTAACGGCGATCGTACCGAGCTGAACGTGGGCCCGGCCTCCGGGGCTGACAACGGCATCGGGCTGGCCTCTTTCAAGTCCGCCGGCGTACCGGACACCGCCGCGGCCGATTCAGTCTGGTGGAGCGTTACCTTCCCCACCGCCAAGTTCATCAACTATCTCAAGATCTACCAGCGGGCCGGCCACGGCCTGACCGAATATTGGGTAGACGTGTACACGGAGGGCGCCTGGCAGCCTGTAGCCCACCGCGTGGCCGGCGGCTCGGGCTACGTGGGTCCCTCATCCTATCCTGCAGGCTACGGATACGGAGACTCGCCCTACGGCGACGAGCCCTATGGCGTTCCCTGGCCGCCCTACCTTGAGGGCGAATGGCCGCTCACCCTTGCCGAGATAGACCTCGGCTTCGACGTTTTGTCCAGCGCGGTCCGCATCCGGGCGGTCACCACGGAAGTGGCCGAGGATTACATGGAGCTGGTGGCCGTAGAGGTCTACCGCAAGGTGGACGTGTCGAGCCGGGTGCTTTCCTGCGATATCCACAAGAAGCGCGACTTTCGCTTTGAGAACAGCCTAGCCTTTAACTCGGACATCATCTTTTCGAACGCCGACAAGTTCTTCTCCTCCGGCTACGTCCCGACCGACGCGCAGCGCATATCCGGGTTCACGAACGAGGACGTGCGCTCCGGCGCGATGGTAAAAATAAGGCTGGGCTACGACCTTGGAAACCTGGTCGAGTACACCGACGGATACACCGGCTTCCTTAACACCATCAACGACGACACCCCCGACCGCACGTGCACAGTAACCTGCAGAGACTACACGCAGTTCCTTATCAACCGCAAGGATTACAGCCCGGCCAAGTTCAACGTGCTGGTAGAGGACTGCGTGGAGTACGTCCTCAACCGCTACAACGTCAGCAGCTACGAGATGGACGTGGACGCCACCTACCGGCCGCTGTGCGTGTTCTTTACGAACGGCGAGTACGGCCTGGACGTTCTTCGTGGCCTCGGCCGGGCAGCCACGGACGGCGACTTCTTCTTTTCGGAGAGCGGCCGGGCCACGTTCAAGAACTACGCCAGCCAGAACGAGTTCTCCATCAACTCCTACAACAAGTGGCTGGCCTACGATACAGCCACCAACGTCAACCTGGACACGCCCCGCGGCTGTATTCGTCGCAACTTCATCTACGACAACTTCGGCGAGTCCGAGTTCAACACGGACAAGTGGAGCGTCGCCCAGGACGACGGCGAGAACAAGTTCGAAATGATAAACATAGGAGCGGACCCGGTTACCGAGTACGCCCTGCACCTGTTGAACACGTCCCGCAAGGTGGCTAATCAGGCTCCCGAGACGAACACCAAGAAAGAGCTGAACGCCAAGCTGCCGCTTGCCGACGATACGCCCATAAATATCTGGTTCGATCTCTGGCTGGAGAATCTTTCCAACGGGATATCTGATGGCTCGGACGGAATATTCTTCCAAGTCGGAATAAACAACGGTGTGGTGCAGGGAGCGGTTTCAGCCTACCTTTCCGCCCCGGTAATAAATCGAGCGGGCTACTACCTTATATTCCAGCAGGGCCAGACTGGATTAAGCCATGAAGGCGACAGCACCCTGCGGATAATCCGCGTCGCCGCGGACGGCACCCGGACGGTTATCGGCTACCTGCAGAACTGGGGTATTCCAACCACCAAGACGCGCTATCTGATGCAGAAGAACGGCACCGCTTGGGAGATATACGCCAACGGCGTAAACATCCTGTCGGCCACCGAGACCGGCACGGAGATCACCGGACTGCAGTACCTGCAGATCGTAGACTTCGCCCGGACCGAATACCAGACCCCGGCCAGCGCGGAGAGCATATCGGCCGACCTCTATTTCCAGAACCTGATGTACGGATACAGCACCGGCGCCACCGCTACCTACATCTCGCAGATAATCGACAGCGGCCCGAACTACACCGATGCCGGAGAGGTGCTGGCCGAACTGTACACCACGGTAGACGGCACAGCCGACTTCTACGTTCGCCTTTCGGCCGACGGCATCACGTTCGGAGCCTGGCTGGCGATATCGCCTCCGGCCGATCTTAGCGGCTTCGGGTCGTACCGCTACAAGCAGATTAAGGTCGAGATGGGCGGCAGCCTGTTCGACGACGTAGAGCTGCCGATTATTTCCGAGATAGCGGTCACGTGGAACGAGGACAACGCCAAGTACCCGGCCTCGGCCAATATCTCGCTGCGCGGCAAAATGCTCAACAGCAAATTGAGCCGCACGAACACCCTGGCCGGCGACAATGTTATCTACAACAAGTTCACGGTCTACTCCACCATGCCGGTTCTTTCCGGTGAGGACACGGACGAGCTGTTTAACTTCTTTGACGACAGCGGCTACATCTCGACCATCAAGCCGAAGTACATCACGGCCGACACGAACTTCGAGGCCCTTATCAGCGGCGGCATGGACAGCCTCTACATGGCGGGCTCCAACCCGGCCAGCATATTCCTGACGTTCAAGAGCGGGGCATGTACGGCTTCGGTCTCCTATAAGAGCCCGGTGCGGCCGCAGGTAACTCTCGATGTCTCCAGCCCCACGCTTGTCACCGGCCTTAAGCTGCTGGGCAAGAAGTGGGAGCGCGATCAGAAGTTCACCTATCAGTACTCGGACACGGATTCGCAGAAAGTCTACGACGTGCGCGAGTTCACGTTCTCGAGCGACTACATCCAGTCGCAAACCCACGCCCAGCAGATAGCCACGAAGGCCGTGAACCTTTATAAAGAGGAGCGCGTGTTCTTCGAGGACATCATGATACGGCCCACGTTCTCCCTGCAGCTTAACGACCGCCCCACGCTCTACGACGCGCACGAGGGCCTCAACGACGACTTCTATGTGGTGGCGATAAAGCACCACTACTCGGTGGACAGTTCTGGCGAAGCGGATGTTTACACTATGATAACCCCGGTGAAAATAATATAATGAGGGAAATTATGACCAACAAAATACTGTGCGCGGTGCTGGCGGCTTTCTTCTTTTCGTGCCCTTCTTTCGGGGCATCTTCCGATACCTACACGACCGGAGACATGGTCCTTACCAAGCCGGGCAAAGCCTCTCTTAACTGGGACGGCAAGGTAAACGGCAACTTCGACATCATCGTTTCGAGCGTGGCTATCAAAGCCTCCTCGCAGACCTTTACCGGCCAGAACACGTTCAGCAACAAGACCGGATTCTTCGTAGCACCCAGCGCGGCCTACGGCGTAGCGATCGCCACCACGGCCACTATCTCCGGCAAGCTGACCACCACCGTAGCCTTCAGCATACTCGACTGGACCTATTCCGGGTACACGTCCTCCATTTGGGGCGTACACAACGGATCTACGTCCGGGGATGATGGCTTTGCCATAATCAGCGACGGAAACTCGTGGAACGGCCGCTTGGACCTCGGCAGCATATACGGTCCGCAGCTTCACGGCAAAGGGGCTATCGGCGCCCCGTTGCTGGGCTTAAACAACAGCACCCCGGCCTACGCCTTTGACGTTACCGGGGGCGGCCGCTTCACGTCCACCATGACGGCATCGGCCTATTACGGCAACGGTGCCACCCTGACCGGAGTAGCCACGTCCTCACAGCTCACCAGCACGGCCGCTGCGCTGTCTTCCGAGATAGCCCGCGCCACGGCCAGGGAGGACGCCATAGCGGTCAGCACCGGAGTCCTGCAGGGAGACCTTGCCACCGAAGTCAGCCGGGCGACCCTCCGTGAGAATGACCTCGGAGTTTCAACCGGCACTATTTACGCAGCCCTCAATTCCACTGCGGCCGCTTTGACTTCGGAGATAGATCGTGCGACCGCTCGGGAGAACGCCATCGCCGTATCTACCGGAGCCCTAGAGGCGTCTAAAGTGAATCGTGCCGGGGACACCATGTCGGGCCAGTTAACCACATCGTCCAGCATGACCGCCGCTGGTGGCTTTGTGGGTAATCTTACCGGGAATGCCGCAACGGCGACGACAGCCACCAACTTCTCCGGCTCTCTTGCCGGAGATGTAACCGGGACACAGGGCGCAACAGTAGTCGGGGACAACTCCCACCTGCACGGCGCGGGAAGTCTGACGGGCATACGGGCCAGCACGGACACGCTCGGCGGAGATGTAACCGGGACTTACACGGCCTCCGTTGTGGGGGACGACTCTCACGCCCACAGCGCGACGACCTTGACCGGCATAATCCAATCCACCGCGACGGGCAATTACCTTATCCGTGTTGCTACGGCTACCTACCTCGCCACCGCTCCGGGGGCTTGCACGGAGGGGCAGTATATTTCGGGCCTTACGGCTGACGGGACAAAGACTTGCGGAACCCCGTCGGGAGGAGGGGACGCGGTGATTGCCGCGACTCAGACCTTTACGGGACAAAACACATTCACCTCTGACACCACCTTAAGCGGCGGGGTGGTCGGCAATACGACCTTTGAAACCACCACGGCAACCACGACCTTTAGCGGGTGGATAGATATAGGGCGTGTTATTGTATCCTCTGGGCCAACTACGGGAGCTATTGTAAAAGCCGCCTGTCCTTCTGGTTTTTCTGTTTCAGGGTGCGGCGCGTATTGCAATACGGGTAGTTCTGGAGTCAATGCTATGTATGCCGATACGGCAGCGACTTGTACAACGGCTTGTCCCGGCGCGGTCGGAAACTTTTCACAAGCCATCTGCGTGAGGATAAAATAATGCTATACCTCCCCCTGTTTATTTTATCCGAGGCCGTGGAGCGTGTGGCGGCGTTACTGCTCTACCCGCTGGCCTATGCTTTACGGCGGCGGGTAAGGACGGCGGAAGTGCTTTGGCCCACCTTTCTCTATAAGCCCCGGTTCTTCCTGTTGTGGCTACTGCTAGACGACTCTATTGAAATGGAAACCGACAAGGAGTACGCCGGGCATTTTAAGTTTTGCCCGGCGTGGGTTTGGAATACCGGCTCGGATTTCCTGCGCTCCTATTGGTGGTCTGCTGTCCGTAACGCCTGCGTGAATTGGAACAACTACTCGGCGTGGAAATTGGGGGCGTTCATTGAGGTCGTAAAGAGTTGCGGCGAGGTTTCATTCCAGACGCTCCGCAACTACAAGCGGGGCTACCGCTTTGAATACCGCCGCTTTACCGGAGGGGTGCGGCCTTACTGCGAGTTCTATATCTTCGGGCGGTGGAACCAGCTCGGCTGGCTTAACGGGAGTGCGGCCCGCTTTGAGATAGACATTATGAAGGACAAGCGGTGAAAGTCTTTTACGAGTGGGGCCGGCGGGTGCTGCGCCGCATCGAGCTGTTCACCCAGGAGGACCTGGCGAAGAAGCCGGAGATCCCGCTGGACACACAGTCCAAGCCGGACATCCCGGAATCCGGTGGATGGGTAAAGAAACTGCACGATAAGCACCTGACAGAAGAAGAAAGGAGGAGGAGAAAACATCATGGGCGAAATTGACTTCCGGGGAATGAGCGACCACGACCTGCTGATCACGATAGCCGAGAAGATAAACCATCTCTCGCAGAGCAAGGACCGAACGGACAAGGTGCTTTACAACGGCGGCTTCGGCATCGTGTTCCAGGTTAAGGCGCTGTGGCTGCTGGCCGGCGGAGGCTGGGGAATCGTCCTGACGTTGCTGGCAACGGGGAAACTCCATTTATGAGGACCGCATCCGAAATCAGGTCCGCCTGCGCTGCGGTACTCGGCAACGCCAGCTTCAACCCGAAGCCGGACGGCACCACCTGGTGCAACTTCGCCGTCCACCACATCCTCGATCGCTTCGGCTACGGATATCTGGTCTGGGACGAGAAGCGCGAACGGCCCATGCTGGCGAACTACATGGCCGACAAGTTAGAAAGCACCTGCCGGGAGCTCACCTTTAACGAGGCCTTCCAGAAGGCCAACAGCGGCGCCCTGGTGGTAGCCGCCCTCAAGATGCCGGGGCACGGCCACGTGGCCATCCTATACCCCTTCCCGAGCCGCTATACCAGCGGCAAGTGGAGCCGGGCCGATATACCCTGCGTGGCCAACGTGGGCAAGGACAACGGCGTAATGCCGCTCAACTGGGCTTTTGGCGCCAAGCCGCGGCTGTGGCTGGTAGCCGATGCGGACGAAAACAAGGAGGCAGCATGAAAGCAATAGTAATAGCGGCGGCGGTGTTTCTGGCGGCGGGTACGGCAAAGGCGGAGACTTCGCTGTTCAACTTCGGCGAGTTCTTCAAAGCGGCGCGGGTGGGCTACTCCATCAACCAGCACGGTGAGCGGTCGGAGATCTACTACACGGCCCTGCAGACGTTCCACAGCAAGGCCGGTGTGGAGTTCGTGACGCTCAACATCGGCTACGAAGGGGCGGCCAAGCGGCCGGCGGTGTCTACCGGCATCCGGCTCGACAACCTCATCCCGATGGTGTGGGGCAGCGACTGGGGCAAGGCGCACGTCACCACGGCCCAGATGCCGACGTTCGAGTTCGGGCCGTACATCTCGGCCTGGCCGAAGGACCCCAAGAGCATGTGGCACCTGGACGTCTGGTACGGCTTAAGCCTAGCCATCGGATTCGGTAAATAGGGAGACCATTATGGATATCGGAGCAATGTTGCTGAAAGGCGTGGCGGGCATGACTGGCGGCGGCGTGGTAGGCGCCGTCGCCGCGCTGGCGACCGGCTACATGGACCTCAAGAAGCGGCAGATAGACAACAAGCATTCGCTGGACATGCTGGCCGCGCAGAAGGAGATGGTGCTGGCGCAGGGCCAGAACGCCGTTGCGCTGGAGCGGTCCAAGGCGGGCGCGGCCTCCTACGAGAACGACCGGGCCGCCTATGGCGACCGGCTTCTCGGCCGGATAGCGGACTTCTTCCGGGCCATCCAGCGGCCGGGGATCACCGACTGGCTGCTGATGCTGTCCACCGGGATAATCTGCTACGCCCTCTGGAAGATGCCACTGCCGCCCGAAGTGTGGGCTGACATAGCCCGGGTGGGCGTGTACACATGCCTCGACCTTACCGCCTTCTGCATAAGCTGGTGGTTCGGTTCCCGGCAGATCGAGAAGATAGGGAGGAAATAATGGAACCGCAAACGATACAGTTCTCGATAGCGAAAAACGTCAAGAAGGGCGTGGTCCACGTGGCGACCTACGCCGTGAGCCTTGGCACCGCCTGGCTGGCCGCCAAGGGCTTCACGCTGACCCCGGAGCAGCAGAACGTGCTGGTGCTGGGGCTCACAGGGGCCATAGGCACCGGGCTGACGATGCTCCGCAACTGGGTAAAGGTGAAATGGCCGCAGAACTTCGGATGGCTGTAAATACCCCCGGGCCCGCCCTGCTACCTGCCGCCACCGCCAAGCGGGGCGGCCCACCACTTTATACGACCGACTGCGCGGCCTGCAGGAGAGCCTGGCGGTAACGAAATACCACGTTGAGCGCCGTATCCTGCAGGCCCCACCCCGCCGTAAAAAATAGGACTTGACTGTTTCCGCATCCAATGCTAGACTATTGGTGTCGAGGATTGGAGCGCGGATTTTTTACATATAGGTTTGAGCCCCCGGTGTCCGCGCCTCCCCTCGACAAGGAAGCAAGACCGGGGGCTCCTATTTTTAGGCGGTAGATAAAGGAGAACAGTATGAAAAACGCAGGACGCTACCTTAAAGAGTTCGCCGGGGCGCTGGGCGGCGCGGAGCAGACGGGCGACAACGGTCGCAAGTGGAAACTCGCCAAGCTGCCGAAGTTCCTCGAGTCGAGCGACTGGGAGGACGTCTCGTGGCATAACAACGAGTGCCCCTCCTTCCGCAACGAGAAGCTCGGCATCGACCTTTGGATAAACTTCCTTAACAGGGAGGACGGCTACAAGAACTATGCCGTCGACAACATCGACAAGGAGGGCGAGTATAAGAACACGCCGCTCTGCACGAACCACATCAGCGACGTGAACGCCTATATCGCCAAGCGGGAAAGGGCTCACGCGAAGAAGCTGAAAGCCTTTCACGACAAGGCCATCAAGGTGGCGAAGGCGTTCTCAAAGAAACTGCGGGGCTATCTTTCCTACGATCAGATGAAGGATGTCGTCTCGCTCAACAACGCCGACAAGGACAAGAGCGTCTGCCACTCGCACGACTTCTGCGACGCCAACATGTTCATGGCCGACGGGTTCAAGGCCGTGACCGGCCGCCTTCCCGAGCTCAACGTGGAGGCCGACTGCGACCTGTTCAACGCCGCTTGGACGATAGCCAAGAACAACGGCTTCTACAAATCAAAAAGCAAGAGGCCCTACTAAAATGAAAACGTTTACCGAACAAGTTCGAATCCAAGGCCCCTACACGAAAGAGCCTGTGCCCAGCGAGGCGCACTGCCTGATATACGGCAAAGGCCGGAAGGGGCAAAGGCGGCAGCTCGTCGCGCAGGTGTGGAGCGGCGACGCCCGCTCCATGATGGTCGCCCAGCACACCGCCGACTTCATCGTGAAAGCCTGCAACGCCCACGACGACCTCGTAGAGGCCGTGAAGGAATTGCTCGGGCACTGCGAACGCTACCTTGGCCCGATGATGGTCGGCGGGTCAATGACAAAGGCCCGGGCGGCTATAGAGAAAGCAAAGGGGGGATTATGAAGAGAGTATCCTTAAAGAAAAAACTAGAGCACATCGACGAATGCGTAGCCAGTGATCCGTTCGCTATCTACCGAATGCAATCGCAACTGCGCGGACGATTTGGCCTGTCCGAGGATGAAGCCAACGATGTCATCTTTGAATGGAAGAGGGGGAAAGGCGGTATTGTCCTTGAGATGCTGGAAACACTAAAGGCGGTCCGGACCTACCTCGAGGTCCGGGGGATAAGAACCCGGGGCACCGTCGGCCGAACAATCATACTTCCGCAAATAGATGCGGCGATACAAAAAGCCAGCAGACAAATCAGGGGGCAATAATATGGACGAATTACAAAAGAAAGTAGAGGAGGCCATGAACGCTCCAGAGCCGGATAACTCCGAAGTACTCCAGCATTCACCGGGGCCTTGGCGGGATACCGAGTACGACCCTGCGGCGGAGTACGTTATCGTCGACGCCAACGGAGAGGGCGTGATAAGCGACGAGAACCACGGCTACATGGAAGCCTTCGTCTACGGCAACAAGAAGGCGAACAAGGCCCTCGTCCTTGCGGCGCCGGACCTGCTGGCCGCGCTGGAGAAGGCTTCGCTGGGCCTGATGGCCGCCACGTCGGCCGCAAACCGCGAAGGCAACGATACCGCCGTTGAGGTATATCGAAAAATAGGCGACATAGCCCGGGCCGCTATCGCCAAGGCGAGGGGGAGATAATGCAAGCACACAACTATAAACCTGTGACCCGCCGCTGTGTCTACTGCCGGCCGCGCTGGACGTGGGGAGTACGCCGCTGGTCCCTGCTCGGCCGCCTGTACGATATCGTCTGGCCGCCGCACGTGATGGGGCACGACTACGGCCCGCCTTACACGGACGGCATCTGCCCCGCGGCGTCGCGCAAGCTGGACCTCTGGCTGGAGGCAAGGGCCCACGCCAAGGCCGGACTTAAGCCGCCGGTCTATGCGGCCAGGGCCCGGGAGTTCGAGGTCGACGACTTGCTGATAGCGATATTCGCCGCCATCGTCCTGATACAGTACGGCTGGATCTGCCGGCAGGATCGCCGGATTGAAAACTACAAGACCATGCTGCTGGCCCTGCCGCTGGACAGCAGAATGCCGGATGGACAAAAACCAGGCAGATAAACCTTGACACGTTTTAAGTGAAATGCTAGACTCTGACTATGGACCGCGAACCCATAAAATATCCAGTGCGCTTCCCTCGCGACATCACTTCGCGGTCCTGTCGTCGGGGGAAGCCCCTTTTTATGATCATAAAACAAAACGCCGTGGCGATACTCGCCGCCGTCTACCTCGTCGGACAACTTGTCCGATGGGGCATGAACGGGTTTAGGATAGTAGGCTTATGAATCCATCCGACAAAATACACTGGCAGGTGGTGGATATCCGTCGGCGTAACGGATTCTACGGCCGGGACAACAAGACGTCCTATGCCGTCAGCCTGCGCGGGCTGTTCTTCCCCGGTGAGGTTATCTACCTGACCGTGAACATCTTCGCGCTGCGCCCGAAGAAAATCAGGAACTACTTCTTCCCGGTCAGGAGCCGGGAGGAGATAGAGAGGCTCAATGAACTTTAATACCTTCCTTGCCGATCGCATCTGGGGCGGCAGAGATTCGTCCCTCGATACCGACGACTGCGCCGAGAGCCGCGCACAGCGGTTCGCACCGTTCAATCCGGAGGAGCTCCCCCCTAACCCAACCCCCAGCTCCTCCGGCCCAATTTGGGCCGCAGCCAGACTCGCCGAGTGGCTGGCCCTTCGGATTAGCACTTCAACAAAGGAGGCAGTATGCGCCCCGGCTACAGTAAACGGGGCTATTGTAATGAACGGAGGGGCACCGCTGGCAAACACATTGCGGGATAAGCCCCTCCCGATTTAAAACTTATGGACAAAAACACGATACTGATATTCGATACCGAAACCACCGGGCTCCCCAAGAACTGGAAAGCCCCCCTGACGGACCTTGAGAACTGGCCGCGCTTGGTACAGTTCGCGTCCCAGACCTACGACCGCACCGGCCGCCTGCTCCGGCAGTACACGGCCATCGTGAAGCCCGACGGCTTCGAGGTACCGGCCAAAGCCTCGGAGATACACGGCATCACCCACGAGCGGGCCCTGGCCGAAGGATGCCGCCTGCAGGACGTGCTGCAGGTGTTCCACGAGGACGTGACATGCGCCGATATCCTAGTCGGCCACAATATCGAATACGACAAGAACATTATGGGCTCCGAGCTTATCCGGGCCAAGTTCCCGGCCATAAACCCGCCCCGCCGCAAGATCTGCACCATGAAGGAATCGGTTCAGCTCTGCGCCCTGCCCCGGTACAAATGGCCGAAGCTGATAGAGCTGCACCAGAAGCTGTTCGCCTGCGACTTCGAGGGGGCTCACAACGCCATGCACGACGTAGCCGCTACCGCCAAGTGCTTCTGGAAGCTGGTGCAGAGAGGCATCATCAAGATTTAGTTATGTTAAATCGGTACAAGGAGAAACAAACATGGCAGAAGAAAAAGTAGTCAGCGTGTTGCCGACCAAAGCGCACGTGCCCATTGTGGGGATGCCTCCCTACTTCAAGATGATAATCGAGGGCCCGAGCAAGGTAGGCAAGACCACGTTCGCGGCGTCCTTCCCGGACGCTGTGATGATAGAGTGCGAACCCGGCGGCGCTAACCACGTCGCCTGCTCCGGCATGCTGGACGTAAGCAAGGGCAAGAATCCGCTCGAAGGGATACGGCGGGCGATCGAGGAACTCAAAAGCGACACCCGCTTCAAGACGGTAATCCTCGACACCATCGACGCGGCGGCGGACCTTGTGAGCAAGGACGTCTGCAAGAAGCTCGGCATCGAGACGATAGCCGACTCGCCCAAGAAGGAACGCCACGGCGTACAGTGGGAGAAGTACGCCAACGAGGTCACCGGCCTGGTAGGCGCCCTGATAGCCCTCCCCAAGAACGTGATAGTCCTCGGCCACACGAAGCCGGCGACCTACGAGGGCGAAGGCGACAAGCGCGTGATGCGGAACCCCGAGGGGCTCGACATCTACGGCAAGGCGGCGCGTATCCTCTACGCCCGGGTGGACAACATCGGCCACCTCAAGGTGATAAACGAAGGCGGGCAGCTCAAGCGCGTCCTGTCCTTCCGCGGCGGCCTGGACTGCACCCGCGGCAGCCGCCACCCGATGCTCTCCGACAAGGAGATCATACTCCCCGCCATCGGCGGGTATTCGGTATTCGAGCGGGTATTCACCCCGGAGGCGAAATGATGAAATGGAACTTCGACGACTCGGACGGCAGGAAGTTTAAGAAAGGCGTGAGGTACAACCTCGTCGTATCCCACGCCGAGGAAGGCGAGTCCGCCAACAAGGGAACGCCCTTCCTCAAGATACACCTCGAGACGGAGGCGCTGGAGAAAGCCTATGACAAAACGCTGTGGAACACCGAGAAGGCCGCTTACCGGGCGAAGGAGTGGGCACGTGCCCTTGGATTTGTCGACCAGGGCGACGTTGACATGGACGCCGACAGCCTCAAGGGCATCCGCATCACGGCCGAGTGCTCGTACTACAAAGGCGACGACGACCGGGAATACATCGAGTGGATCAACCCGCTCCCGGTCAAGATAGGCGACCCGGCCCCGGCCGCGCAGGCTCCCGCCGCCGCCCCGGCCCCTGCTCCCGCGCAGGCCGCCCAGCCGCCGGCTAACAATACCCCGGTCGAGGAGGTGCCCTTCTAATGAAGATGTCCTTCCCCAAGCCCTACGGCAAGCCCCTCTACGAGGTGGAGTTCCGGTCCAACGGCTACCGCATCGACGGCAAGCGTGTAAAGCGCACGACGACGGTGCTGGAGCGGTTCCCGGACACGAAGGAGGGACTCATCAAGTGGTCCAAGGAGCGCGTCGCCTTAACGGCGGCGCGACTCCTCAAGGACCGGGTAAAGGTCCATCCTCAAACCGGGGCGAAGTTCTGCTACTTCCCGGCCGACGAGATAGACCTCCTCGTCGACATGGCGCACAGGGAACCCGACGACATCAAGGACGAGACGGCCGAGGTAGGAAACGCCGTTCACGCCTTCTGCGAGGAATGGCTGAAAGGCGGGTGCACCGAAGAGAAGCGCATCGAGATAAACAAGAACTACTACCTCCCCGCGCAGCCCGAGATGCTGGAAATACTGCAGGCACAGAGCGATACGACCCACATGACGGACTCGGAGCGGAACCTGTTCTACGATAAAATGAAATCGTATATGTTCAACAGGTTCTGCAAAGAGTGGAATAAATCCGGGCTGACCTACGTCGGCTCGGAGATAGTCGTGGGAAGCCGCAAGTGGGGCGTGGGCGGCCGCATCGACATCCTGGCAAAAGACAAGAAGCGCCGGCTGGTCCTGCCGGATATAAAAACGACCAAGCACATAGCGCCCAAGATGTTCGCGCAGCTGGCGGCCTACAAGCTGCAGTTCGAGGAGATGTACGGCGAGAAGATACACCGCACGATGATCATACAGCTCCCCCGGGAGTGGACCGAGCGGAATCAGGGGTTCGGGACGTATTCCCGGCCTCTCACGAAGTACAGAGGGATGTTCCTCTCACTGCTTCGCAACTGGAAAGAAACCGACTTCGCGGCAGCCGACTGCCGAAAGGACTATATAGCATGACGACCAAGACCAAAAATAAACCGATAGTGTTGTTCGACCCCGGCAGCATAGAGCTCGAGATAACCGGGTCCATCAAGAAGAACACCCTGCCCGCCGTGCGCGAGGCATGGACCAACTGGCTGGCCCGCCTGGACGCCAACACGCTCGACACCGACCAGGACTTCGCGGATGCCGCCAAGTTCGTGACCGACTGCAAGCGCGTGGAGGAACGCCTGGACGGCATACGCGAGGACGCGCTCAAGGGCAAGGTGTTCGAGGCCATCAAGGAGATCGAGGCGATGAAGGAAACGACGCGCCAGAAGCGCCTCGAGTTCGACCACGCCGTGACCACCCGCAAAGACCGCATCAAGACCGAGGCCGTAACCGGCGCGGTGGCGAAGGTCAACGCCCACATCAACACGCTCAAGTACCGCTGGACCGCGATGGACAACGTGGACGTGGACGGCCGCATCCGCACCGCCATCAAGGGCAAGTCGGCCATCCTCAAGATGAACGAGGCGCTCGAGGCGGAGGTACAAAACCTCATCACCGAGGCCACGGCCTACTCCTACAAGTTCGAGGAGAACCGCAGGAAGGTAGGGGAACTATACACCGCGGCCGGCGAGACCGCCACGGATTCCGAGCTCGACATGATGGTCCGGACCTACGGCGACGGATCGGCCGAGCGCGCGAAGTTCATCCTCGACCAGAAGAAGATGGCCCGCGACCAGGCCGAACTGGACCGCAAGAAGAAGGAGCTGGAGAAGCCTGCCGGGCTCGGTGAAGCCCTGCCCTGCGCGGCCAACCTGCCCCCGACTCCGGCCCCGGCCGGGCCCGCGGCGAAGATCGTGCGCTTCGGCGCCGACTTCAAGACGGACAACATCGAGGCCACCACCCGCCTGATAGAGAGCATAGGCGGCAGCGACGTGAAGTTTATCATAAAGTAGAATCCCAAGGAGGGAAAATGAACAAGACCAAGTCAAAGAAAGGCAAAGCGAAGAAGGCGGCCGGCGCCGCCAATGGCAAGAAGGACGACGGCCTTCTCCTGCCCCCGCCGGACGGCACGTTCAAGCAGGACAAGGTGGACGGCTCCGGCACCCTGCGCGAGACGACCGAGCCGGAGATACAGGAGGCGACGGACTACTGGTTCGGCAAGAAGATCGAGGAAGCCAGGGCCAAGGACGCTTCCAAGAAGGCGGCCGAGAAGGTCCTCGCCCTCATGGAGAGCGCGGGCAAGTCCTCGGTAGTGGTGTTCAACTCCGAAGAGCAGCGCAAGGTGCGCGTCAACATCCTGCTGGGAGCCGATAAGCTGCGGGTCGAGAAGAACATCAGCATCAACGAGTAAGGACAAGGACCAATGATAAAACTACTGGCGGCGGATATCGGGTTTGCATCGACGGGCATGGCGATTATGGAGCACAGCCCGGAGACGGGATGGCGGTACTTCTCTTCGAAGTGCCT